TGGAGTCAGTAATGAACTATGAAGAACTTCGAGATAACTTTCTTAAAAGCGTACAAAGAAACTATATTGACTTTGAAACGTTCTTTAAGAATGAAGTGCCTAACAAAGAAATAAGAGATTACTTACGTGTTGAAGCAGCATTTCTGAGTATAATAGACGCTTTTAGTTGCTTAGATAGTATCGAAGATGATGATATGTTTGATGAACTTATTGGATCAAGTCATGAAAAAGCTGATGAACTAAGTCGTGAACTTGGCGATGCAGACAGAACACTCGTAAAGCTAATAGGGAAGGAAATAATTGATGAGCATTTATCAAGTATTAGTGTCTGAAACACTATATCATTACGTAGATATTGAGGCTGAAACTGAACAAGAGGCTAGGGCAATATACTATACAGGTGAGCAAGAGCCTCAACCATATGGTGATCAGACTATCGATACAGAAATAATAGAAGTAAATGTAATCGATGATTGAATGCAGTGGATTAGATCTGCTGTGGTGGCAGTGGTGGATACTCGTAATGATTACAGTAAACACTACGCTAAACCTTGTAGTATTCTTTAAACACAGATTTAGAAAGGCTAAAGATGGAAGAGAATAACGCAATTAGTCCCAAGCATTATAAAGAAATATTGCCTGGATATGAGTATATGGACATGATGGTGCATATGCTTGATGGCTTTGACGGTGTCGAAGCGCATTTAATGGGTCAAATATACAAGTATCTTATGCGATACGGTAAGAAAGACTCTAAGGTACAGGAGCTAGAGAAAGTTCAATGGTATCTAATGTATCTGATAAAAGAAATGAAAGGCAGAGAATAGAATGTATTCACTGTAAAAATGTGCAGTATGTTTCGGAGGCACTTAAAGAGTTGTCTTCGAGACTATACTGTTACTCTTGTAACAATGAGATTAAACTAGAGGAATATAAAAATGATTAATGAAAAACGCACTGAAATTATTCGTAACGCCGAGCTTCATTGGGCAAAGCTGGTCAAGCCTGTAGAACCTTTTGGTACACTACAATGGGAGCTACAAATGCGTACTCGTGATAAAGACGAAGCAAAGAAATGGAAAGAACACTTTTATCTTAATGTTAAAACAGAAGAAGATGATGATGGCGTGTTCTATAAAACAAACGTTAAGCGTAAAGCTCTTAAGAAAGATGGTGAACCTAATGATGCGCCTGAAGTATTAGATGGTGCTAAGAAAAGTATGGACGGAAATAAAATAGGTAATGGTAGCATTGGTAATGTTATGTTATTTCAATATCCTTATGATGTAGGTGGACGCAAAGGTGTAGCAAGCATCTTGTCTAAAGTACAAGTAACTGAGCTTAAAGAGTATACACCAAGCAGCAGTACAGACTTTGATATCATTGATGGTGCAGCCGAGGCAGAAGCACAGGCAGACTTTTAATGGGTGATATCATTGATTTTACTCGAAAAAAGAAGGAATTAAAACTCGAAGTAAAAATGAATGATGAAGATGCAGCACAACGTATACTAGAAGTTGGTATTATTGCATTATGGGATATGTCAGGTGGTTTTGATTTACAACAGGGTTTAGAAGACCCTGTATACCATCTGATATTCCTTAGTTTTTCAGGTCTTTGCTTTGAACAAATGCAAAAAGGTAATATTATAGTTAACGAAGACGGTGATATTGCTATAGAAAGCGGATTAAAAGAGGTTTTATTTGATGCGATTAAAGACTTTAAGAGAGAGTTTACAGCCAACGATAACAACGTTGACTGAATGCGCAGACTATTGGTCTGAAATGCATATGCGAGGTAAAATAGGTCAAGCTCACTATTTTAAGTGTATTAAGTACATTGAAGAATTAAAGCTTTATGTTTTAGAAGAAGAAAGGAAACAACGTGCTGAAGAATTACGTGTACCTAGCAGGGCCAATGGAGGACTGCACAAAGAAACACATGACAACATGGAGGATTCGGGCGTCGAACGGTTTGGATGATGCAGGTATTGCTAGTTTAGACCCAACTAGACGAGTAACTTTCCATGAAAACTTAACGTTAGCAGAACGAGGTGTGCCTATACAATCAACGTGTAGACGTATCTTTAAAATGGACATGCAAGATATTGCTAACAGCACTGTAGTGCTTGCTGATGTTCGCCGTAGCAGTGGTCGTGGAACAGGAACTTCTATGGAGCTTATGTTTGCTCATATGAAAAATAAAATTATTATTTTATGGGCAAATGAAGATGATCTTATTCATCCCTTCTACGAAAGTATTTACACAGAAAAATATAACTTATTAAGTGACTGTGTTCATGCTTGTACCTATTACTTTGATTAGAAAGGAAAACTAATGCCTTATATTACTAAAGAAAACCGTACAGACTTTATGTGGATTGAAAGTGCAATCGATGATGCACCACCTACTACAGCAGGTGAGCTTCAGTATCTTATCGCTGTTATGATACATCATTTTGTACGAGAAAAAGGTCTTAATTATCAAACTTGTAATGATGTTATGGGTGCATTAACAGGCGCTAATATGGAATTCTACAGACGATTTGTAGCTGACTATGAAGACACTAAGATAAGGGATAATGGTGATGTCTATTACGAAGTGTACGAATAAAGACTCTGAAGGACGCGAGTGTAATCAATATAAAATAGGAGATAAGTATTGTGGCTATCCCAACTGTAACCACTTGGCTGTCCAATATCTTCGCAAAGGAGAAAGGATATCGAATGAAGCGAGAGAATGGATACAAGTCTGTAACCCAGAGCTTTTTCGGGATATCGAGAGCAGAGAGACATTGTGATAAATGTAACACAACCTATTATGAGGGAGCATTAGACTTCCTTTTAGATGAATTTAGTTGTCCAAGATGTGTCAACGGAAAGGACGAAAATGAAACTAGTATTCGATATAGAGACTGATGGTATCGATGCAACAAAAATATGGTGTATTGTAGCACAAGATGTAGACACTAAGAAGATTTATAAATGGAAGCCAAATGATATCGAACTTGGCTTAAGCTTCTTAGCTAATGCAGAAGCATTAATTGGTCATAACATTATTGGTTATGATATTGCTATATTAACTAAGCTATATGGCGTTAATCTTTATGATAAACGTATATACGATACTTGGATTATGAGTCAAGTACTTAAATACAAGAGACCACACAAACATGGACTTGGTGGTTGGGGTGAACACCTCGGTTATAGCAAGTTTGAATTTGATAATTGGTCTGAATTCTCTGAGGAGATGCTTACATATTGTGTAAGAGATGTTGAACTCAATACTAAGGTCTACGAAATCTTAATGAAAGAATTTAAAGAACAATCAACAACTAAGCCATTGATATCTAAAGGTTTAAGAGCAGAACATGATGCTGCAATATTCGAAGCCAAAGTAAGACTCAAAGGCTGGTTGTTTGATACCGATGCAGCCAACAAGCTGCACGAAGAAATGACAGCCGAGATTAAATCAATTGAATCTCGCATACATCCTCAACTACCTGAGATGACTATTATGGTAGACAAACAACCTAAGACTGCTAAGTATACTAAGAAAGGAGACTTTACTGCTGTTACTCGTAGACTTCTAACTGAATATCTTGGATACGAACCTGAAGTAGATGACTGGGATCCTAAACAAGAGTTTCAACGTAGCTATACTACACAAGTTACGTTAGGCAATATGGAAGAAGTTAAAGAATATCTTTATACTATAGGATGGAAACCAGATGATTGGAACTACAAGAAAGTTGGCTATGAATTCATTAAAACGAGTCCAAAACTCACAACAACAAGTCTTGAGTTACTCGGAGATGTCGGACGAGATATCGACAGATACTACACAACAAGATCGCGAAGGTCTATTCTCGAAGGCTGGCTTAAAGAGGTTAAGGGAGATAGGCTACATGGAAGAATGTGGGTTATCGGTACGCCTACATTCAGAGCCAGACACGAAGTAATTACTAACTTACCTAGTGTAGATGCTGCATGGGGTAAAGAAATGCGTAGTCTATTTATCTGTGAAGATGGATATAAAGTAGTTGGTGCTGACTCAGCTGGTAATCAGATGAGAGCTTTATGCCACTACATTGGCGATGATAAGTTTACTAAGGAGGTAACGGATGGGGACATTCACACTTATAACGCAAGTATTCTTGGGAGTAGCCGTGGTGATGCTAAGCGTTGGCTTTATGCCTACTTATTCGGCGGTGGTGGCCGCAAGCTTGGCACTATTCTCACTGGTAAGCCTGATGATAAAGCTGGTAATGCCAGTAAACAAAAGTATCAATCAGCAATCCCTGGATTAGGTAAAGTAAAAGCAAAACTAGATCATATCTTTCAACAAACAAAGAATGGTTATGGTGATGCATTTATTCCAGCGCTTGATGGTCGTAGAGTTTATGTAAGTTCAGCCCATCAATCACTTAATTATCTATTACAATCAGCCGAAGCAATTACTTGTAAAGCAGCTATTGGTTATGCAATGGAAAAGATTGCTAAAGAAAAGTTAGATGCATACCCTGTTATCTTCTATCATGATGAAATGGCATGGGTAGCTAAAGAAGTTGATGCAGAACGAGTTAAAGAAATCTGTATTGAATCTTTTAGAGAAGCACCTAAACAATTTAATGTGCAGTGTATGGATGGCGATGGTGTTATCGGTAACTGTTATGCAGACGTTCATTAGAAAGGAAACGTTATGGGTAGATTAAAGAATCATCTTATAGAACTTGAAGATAAGTTTTGGAGCATTGCAGAAGAGACTGTTAGTGGTTGTGAACGCTTCGAAGACTTTGTTAGTGAAATGAGTGAACACTCACATCTCATGCCACTTGTTGCAGATGAAAATGAATTTTCAGATATGCTTAATGATGCATGGAATGATTATTGGAGTGAATATCAATGATTGCTATTATCGATGTAGATAGTTGTGTGTATCAATGCTCATGGGATCAGCCGAGCCTTGATGCTGCATTTGATAACTATCAGAATATATTAAATAAATATTGGATTGAGCCTGTATGGGCAGATGAAAAGATTATTTATTGTGCTGGCAAAGATAACTTTCGTTATAATCTTTGTCCTAATTATAAATCAAATCGTAAAGATCCACCAGCTAAAGCTAAATACTTTAGGCCATTAATGGATTTAATTATTGAAAAAGAGTTAGCTATTCCGTCTCATGGTATGGAAGCTGACGATATGGTTCGTATTAAAGCTACTGAATGCGCTAGTCTTAACCAAGACTTTACCGTAGTACATATTGATAAGGATCTTGATTGTATTCCAGGAAAGCACTTTAATCCTAAGAAAGAAGAGTTCTATGAAATCGATGTTGATACCGCAGATCTTCTTTATTGGACTCAAATGCTTAAAGGTGATCCAACAGATAACTTGCCTGGATTACCTAAAGTTGGTCCTAAGAAAGCAGAAGCAATGCTTGCTGGTGTACCAATGAGTAGACGTAAGAAGCGTGTTATTGCAGCTTACAGAGCTAAATATGGCGTAGTAAATTGGAAGGAGAAGTTATTAGAAACCGCAAATGGTATTCATATATTGCGGAATTCAACTGACTTCTTTGAGGTGTAATATGACTACCAATACACAAGATCATCAACGTTATGAAGATGTTATCATAACAGAGGTAAGTAATGTTGACTCAGGAGGATGGGTCGGCATTACTACTGAAGAGCATGGTGAAATCAGATGTAAATCTAATCTTAGAACTAAACTTAAATTAAAGAAAGGCTGGGAAGGCGATTTAACTGTATGGATTAATCCTAAAAGTAATACTGTATGCGTAGCCTTTGATCAGAAAGCTTGGCAAGCTACAGGAGCAGATGCAAAGCCGCATGGTCAATGGGAGTTAATTCCTAATATGACTGATATTAATCCATATGAAAATGAAGGCTTTGTGTATATGATTACTGAAAAGTCTACTGGAAAGAAATATGTAGGCAAGAAATCATATTGGAATTACAGTAAAGGTAAACGTGTAAGACAATCTAATTGGAAAACATATGGTTCATCAGGCGTAGATACTTCACAAAAGGTTTCAGATAATCCTGAAGCATTTGATTACCTTATTATGGATGAAGCGCCTGACAAATCTTCACTTAATTACCTAGAAATTAAATGGCAAATAACTCTTAATGTTCTTACTGAGCTAGACGAGAACGGAGAGAAAGTTTATTATAATAAAACACTTGGCAGTGAGAAATGGATGCTCACTAAATCATTTATAGAGGAATACAATGCGAAATCCAATGTATAATAAGATACCTAATCAACAGATAATTGACGGAAAAAGATATGAACCTGACGTTTCTGAGTATGATGAGTTCTTATCAGATTATATTATCGGTAAAGAAGAAAGACGACAAAAAGTAACTAAGTCTAGTAAAACAAGGCAGAAGAAAAGGAATAATCGTCATGCCAAAGAAGAGCGACTATACGGAGAGTAAAGAAATAGGCAAAACTAAATGCCCTGCTTGTCCGTCATCAGATGGCTTTGCTATATACGATGATGGCCACGGTTATTGTTTTGTCTGTAATCACTATGAACGCAATGTAAATGAAGAGGAAGAGGAAATGGCGGTTGCAGCACCTCAAGTTACAAGTTTAGAATTATTTGAATCTCAACTTGGTGATTATCGTGGTTGTCAAGAACGAGGCATTACTAAAACAGTTGCTGAACATTATGGTGTTCGTGCAACATACGATAGCGAACGTAATATTGTTGCATATAATTATCCTTACTACTGTGACAATGAGTTAACTGCTTATAAAGTAAGGACATTACCTAAACAATTTAAAACTGTAGGAGACTTTAAAGATGTCAGGACTTTTGGTAGTCAAAGCTTTGGAGCTGGCGGTAAGCGAATCGTCATTACGGAAGGAGAATTTGACGCAATGGCAATTGCTCAAGCGTCTCTCGATCACTATAAGTGTATTTATCCTGTTGTATCTGTTGCTAGTGCTAGTAATTTAAAATCACTTTTAGTTGATCGCAACTTTCTAAGATCATTTGAAGAGGTAGTATTATTCTTTGACAATGATATAGCAGGAAAGAAAGCTATAAAAGAAGCAGCTAATATTATTGGCATTGATAAAGTTAAAGTTGTTACAACAACAGCTAAAGATCCTTGCGAATTATATACTGCTGCAGGATATCAAGGTGTAATGCGTGTTATATGGGATGCACAACCGTTTAGCCCTGCTGGTATTATAGTAGGCCATGACCCTGTATGGGAACAATACCTTGCAAGACGTTCTACTGAATCTGTTGCTTATCCTGCTTGTTTAACAGGTATTAATGATAAAACTAAAGGTATGCGGTTTGGTGAAATTACTTTGTTTACTTCAGGTACTGGTAGCGGTAAATCAACTGTTATTAAAGAGATTGTATTAGACCTTCTTGATAAAACAGAAGATAAAATCGGTATGATTTCACTTGAAGAGTCTGTAGGTGATACAGCTGAAAAGTTTATTCAGATGAAACTGCAACGTAATTTACAAGAGTATGATGTGGCTCTTGAAGAACAGGAGGAAGCATCTCGTGCAGTATTTGGAACAGAACAGCTTGTATTACTCGATCATCAAGGCTCTGTTGGTGATGAGTCTCTTATTGATAAGATTGAATATATGGCTCTTATGGGCTGTAAATACCTTATCCTTGACCATATTACAATTGCTGTATCAGAAGGCGCAGAAGGTTACACTGGTAATGAAGCCATTGATAAAGTTATGTCAGATCTTCTTAAGCTTACAAAGAAGCACAATATATGGCTTGGAGTTATCAGTCACCTACGCAAGGTTCAAGGTGGCGGTTCGACCTTCGAGCAAGGCAAACTTCCTAGCATGGATGACATCAAAGGTTCTGGTTCAATCAAACAAATATCATTTGATATCATCGGATTCGCTAGAGATATGGCTAATGAAGACGAAGAGATTAGAAACACAATTAATTTCGTTGTGCTTAAAAGTCGGTTTACAGGTCGAACTGGCCCCGCTGGACACGCTAAGTACAACCACGATACAACGCGATTAGCTTATTATGATGAACATGCTATTGACTTTGAGGTAGTATAATGGATAGCGAAATTATAAATAAACTTTGTATTGTACAACAAGAGTTAAGTATTGCTAGAAAAACAATTACAGAGTTAACTACTGAACGAAATAAATATCGCAGTCAAGCCTTAATGCGTGCTAATAAAATTGAGGAGCTTCAAAATGAATTACAAAAAATCTATTCGCCGAAAGGCAATTAAGATACAAAACACAGATTCAAAAAGTGGCCGTAAAATCAGACCTATGTCTGAAGCTATTGCGGCAGTGGAGAAGTTAAATGACGGAGAAAGAAGCTAGATATGACGACCTTTATATGGACATCGCTAAACGAGTTAGTCAAATGTCTTATGACACTGACACTCAAGTTGGAGCGGTACTGGTTAAAGATGGAAATATTATTTCGATGGGTTGGAATGGAACTCCTTCGGGCTTTGATAATGAGTGTAAGCATACTCATACTGGGGTTACTTTACCTACTGTTATTCATGCTGAAGCTAATGCTATCTGCAAGTTGGCTCGTACTGGCGGCAACGGATTGGGTTCCACACTCTACACTACGCTCGCGCCTTGTATGGAGTGTACTAAACTTATCTTGCAATCTGGGATCTCAGAAGTTGTCATTAATCAAGCTGACGACAGATACATGGAAGCATATACAATCCTTAAAACGAAAGGCATGATTAGATTATGCAAGTCTATTACAAATTAGATGATGAAATACCTAACTACGTTGCTTGGGTTCAATGTGAACCTGAACAATTAAATGAAGTTCGACAAATGTTTCCTGTCGAAAACTATGAGATTTTAATCGGAATTAAATCTAATTATGATCCATTAACATGTGATGTTCACACCCTTAACAACCCACCAGCCCCTACATGGGGCGTAGAAGTTTGGAAAAGAGAAACAAATGGAAGATGTGAAGGACTATCTCCTAAATAAAATTCGTGGTGAAGACTTAGGTGTCAAACCAAGACGTAACTTACAATTAATGCGTATGATTGACACAGATGGTGTTGATATGCTTGACTTCTTAATAGAAGACATGATAACATTCGCAAGAAAAACGATACAACGCTGTTTTAAGCGTAGTAAAACTGAGGGTGAAGCAGCAATTACTCAAGCTTCAATGGCAATCGGTAAATATATTATCGAAGGCTGGGATAGCACTAATGTAAACTTTAGAGACCATGTACGAGTAGGTGATTTAGTTATCGAAGGCTTTGTTATGTGTGGTTATTTAACAATACAAGTAGGCCATATGAAAAGCCGTAAGCCCGTTACTATACATGCTACTGATAAATGGGGTGAAATGGAGGCTATTGCTGGAAGAACTCTTTGTATTAGCGAAGAACCAATTGCGCCTATTACTAGTTTAATCCAAGCCAACGGTAGAAGTGTTATTAAAACATGGGATAAATCTAAAGAGTTTAAATTTATTAAACATCGTGAAGCCCCGTTTGTTAAAGCAATAGATAAATTACAATCAACTCGTTGGCTTATTAATGCTGATGTTCATAAAGCTATCATGCAACAGTGGGATTCATTTATTAGTAATGAAGAATTTACTGGTGAAGATGAAAAAGAAAACGATAAACTATATCAACGTCAAGCCTCAAAGAACCGTGAGGTAAAAGAAGTAATGGCTATCGCAGCGAAATGGCTGCATAAAGAATTTAGCTTTTACATTGATGCAGATTACAGAGGCCGTTTATATTATGCAGAGCCTTTCTTTAACTTTCAAGGTTCAGATATTGCAAGAGGCCAGTTGTTATTTGCTAAAGGTAAACTATTTGATAGCACTGCTAGCTTCTGGCTTGGTGTTCATACAGCTTGTTCTTACAATCAGTCTTACAACATTGACGAGATCCCTGAATGGGTCACTACAGATTATCGTAGTGTACTTGAGCAAGAAGAACTCGATACTATTTCTGTAGACAAAATGACACTTGAAGATAGAGCAATGTGGACTCAACAAAACATAGATAGCATAATAGAGTTTGGTGAACGCAAAGTGTTTATGCATGAAGCAGAAAAGCCTATCTCGTTTTTATCGTGCTGTATCGAATGGTATAAGTATTCTCAGTGTAAAGGAGACTTCTATACTCAGCTACCTGTACCTATTGATGGCGCTAATAATGGTTGGCAACATTTAGGTGCTATGTCTAAAGATAAAAAGACGGGCGCTCTTGTTGGTCTTGTTCCTACTGAAATACAAAACGATTTCTATGTACAAGTAGCTAAGCGACTTACTCAACGTATGCCTGAATGGTTTGAAGAACGTCAAATGCCTATGAAACATATTCGTAAAGGTATTGCTAAACGTGGTGCTATGACTCGTGCTTATAGCTGTGGCCAAAAGAAAATGTCTGAATCTATGTATAGCGATTGTTACCAATATGGTTATACCGAAGAATATAATATTTCTACTTGGGATTGTGACGAGCTAAGTAATCAAGTTATTAGAGCAATTCAAGAAGTTTGTCCAGGCCCGTTAGATACTATGCGTTACTTACAAAGATTAGCTGAACAAGAAATAACTAATTGGTTTAAAGAATATGGCACAGATAGAGGCCGTGGAATTGAATGGATAACTCCATCTGGCTTTCCTGTTATATATGAATGTTATCGTACTCGGCCTGTTAAAGTAGACTGTTATGGTTTTAATACACCAACAGGAGAAATTCGCTTTAAACATGTTATCAGAGAGAAAACAGATATCCCTGATAGGCGTGGCTTTATGTGTGGTATTAGCCCTAACTTTGTTCATAGCATGGATGCTGCTCATATGGCTCTTACTGTAGCTAATTGGGATGGTGAATTTGGCGCTGTGCATGATTCATTTAATACACATGCAAGTGATATAGAGTTACTTATGAATAAAACTCGTAATGAGTTTGTATCTATTTATGATACAGAAAACTTTTATGATAGTATTCCTTTCGGAAGAGGCTATCAAGGCATTGTGCCTACAATCGGTACGTTAGATATTAAAAACGTACAAGATTCAGATTATTTCTTCTGTTAGGAGGTTATTATGGAAGATAAAAATTGGCTTGCACAGACAGGCAGAAACTATTCTGATATAGACTTTAAAGAACTTGGAATTCCCGATGAGCTTATCGGACAAGAAGGATTTAATCGTGCTATGTTAGATCGAATGCACGCAGAAAATATGGCTGGATATATTGAAGACGGTATGTCAGAAGCACAAGCACGGTTTGAAGCAGATAAACGTAGAAGTATGGCTTTAAAAGCCGCAAAAGCTAACGGACTTAAATTATAAAATAAAATACCCCACAAGGTTTCCATAAGGATTCCCTGTGGGGTATTTTTATTTAAGTAAATTGTGATCTTTTACGTTCTTCTTTTTTCAATTTATTTCTTCTTGCATCAGTTTCCACAATCATCTTATCAAGATCAGGTCTAATTCTAAGAATATCTATTGTTGCAAAGAAAAGCTGTTCAAAAAATTCAGCATCTACTTTAAAAGATTTATCACCTAAACTTTGATTAGGTTTTTCTGCTGCTAAACCACGCATTTGTTGTGCTGCTCTTTTAAATAATGCATTTCTTTCGTCTGTACTAATTCCTCTTACATCTGAGCTTATTATTGTTTTATAACGTGGCGCTCCATTACTACCAATATTATAAAAATCACCTAAAGCTTTATATTCACCTTCTGTTCCTAAATCAAACATTTCACCTGTTTCTTTAGCTTGATTTATTTTAACTGTAATACGCTTAAGCATATCTTCAAATGAATCTTTTTCAGCTTTTAACATATTATATTTTTGATTTACTTCATCAAAAGTGCTATTAGCTGTTTGTTCTAAGTCTGTAAATGAATTAGCGTCACCAATAAATGCATCATAAATTTGCATTACCGTTGCAGTTGGATCACGTTTAACTGCTCTAGCTACGACTAATTGCGCTATTGTAGCATCAATATTTTGTGTAGCATTAACTGCAGCTTGATTACGAAGCTTACTTCCTAAATCAAAAGAAGTATATTCTCCTTCACCTAAATATTTAATTGCTGCACTTGCAGATGCTGAAGGCACTCGCTCTTTTAATGAAATATCTGCAGCAAAACGTTTAGGACTTCCAGGTCTATTGCTTTGAGTTCCTGGGCCAAAGTTAAATTTAACTTGTCCTGTTGCAGTAATAGGCATATTACGTATTCCTGCAAGCATTGGGTCTTTATCTACATATTCAAAACCGCCTGACTGAACAGGTGCGCCATTTGCGCCTACAGTTACCATAATTTCATTAGCAAAATTATGCGCCCGACCAATACGTTTAGCCATTTTAGAATGTTCTAATGCACCGCCTAATCCTAATCGTAATCCTTGTTCAATATGTTCTCTTAATTCTTGAATAAGTGTAGCTTCTGTTACACCATTTTCAATGATAACATTTTCAAATAATTCAGGATTATCGTTAATAAATTGCCTAGCATGTTGTTTATGATGTTTAGGATCTTTACCATAAATTGAAGTCATAATAGGTAATTTCATTAATTTTTTAATTAAGATTGGATTTGCTTTTATAGCATTAAATATATCACCCCAATAAAGTTTTCCTACTTCACCTGTTTGACTTGCCATGATAATAAATACATCATCACGAATATCACCTTCTAAAGCTTCTGCTTCTTCTTTAGATAACGTAGCTAAATCTAAATCGGTTTCATAAGTATCTCCAATTTTTTGATATAACACTCCACCTTTTCTTAACAAGTTATCAACACCCATTTGGTAGCCTTGTATTACTGCTCCATTTGAGTTGCCATCAACTTCAGCTTTAACTCTTGTTCCAAACTTACCACCATCAGGAGTAATTAAGTAACGAGCTAATTCATGCAATCCATCTAAAGCAAAAAAGAAAGTATCATTATCATGATGCTGTTTTAAAAATGCTTGCAAATCTGGTGTAACATTTAATGGACTAGCGCTTGGTATTTTTGCACCAGCAGCAATAGCTTGTTGTACCCTTGTATTATGCTGTACATTATTTTGTGTATATCTAAGTAATTGTCTACCCCATTTAGCTAAACGCATTAAAGGTTTACCTGTATTAGGATCTATTTCAGTTAACTCATCACGCAAAGCTTTTAATTGATCGGCACGAGTCATTTTGTCTGCGCCTAAAATAACACTTCTTGCTATAACTCTAAAGAATCCTTCTTCTCTAGTAAACTTTTGGTAGCCTTTATCTCCTGGAGCTTTATTTCCATTACTTTCTGCTTTTTTAATAGCACTATTTAACGCTCTTCTTGCACCGCTAACTCCATCTTTTCCTTGTGCTGATTTAGTAATTAATACAGGCTCTGCACCATGAACTAAAAATCTAGCAAGTTTATTTGCTTGATAATTTAATTCATCGTTAGTAATCATTAGCCTTGTTGAGTTATTAATTGTAGTGTAACCATAATGAAATGTGGTGTTTACACGATTAAAACCATCTGCAAGTGTTTCTTTTCTTTCTGATAAATGATTTTCAATAATTTGTCTAGTATTAAACTCTGCTGCTTCTTCAAAAGTTCTGTAAGGTCTTTCTCTTTGACTTCTTACATCAAAATAAGAGCCTAACATTGCAGGAGTTAATAATGGGTTTCCATTACTATCTACTTTACTTCCTTTATCTTTGTAATCTTTTAATAGCTGCGCTCTTTTCTTTTGAAAATAAGCATTACTTTGTTTTGTTATATCTGAAAAAACATTATTTGATGTATATTGTGTTCCGCTTGCTAATACTCCAGAATAAAGAATAGCAGAATGCATTGGTACAGTATGTGTTCGGCTTGCTAATGCATCAACCCCTTCTTGTACTATGTTTACACCATTTACTTTAACTCTATTTTCTAAGGGTAATGGTCCACCTGTATCTCTTTTTTGTACAAAAGCAGCAGCACCTCTCATGCGACCGCCCTCTGTTTGGACTAATGATACAGGCTTATCTCTAGTTGCAGACATCCCTAGCTTAGCGCGAATACCTTTTCGCATTGCATTAAGCTTTGCATCTCCTGCTCTTGTAGTTTTAAATACAATTTTAGTATTACCTTCAGGTGTAGTGATTGTTTGTTCTTGAAATAAATTATTCCAGTTTGCACTAGCAAGACCTTGTAAAACTATTTCACCTACAATTCTATGTTCATCATCAGTTAATTTTGACTTATAACCATATCTATCTGATGCACCTGTAAACAAAGCATTAGGGTCTTGCATTTCAGGATCTGTCATTAATCGTTCTGCTAAACGAGATATCCCTGCGCCTAACACACCTCTATCTAATGCATTATCGTACTCTCTATCTGTAAGTGTATCTGTTTCACTATTCATTAATAGTGTTTTATTAGATATTTCTAATAGAGTAGCAATCATAAATGCTGCCCCTGCTTCTTCTCTTAATCCTGAATTAGGGTCTGAATTATCTTTAAGCAAATTTAATTTACGATCATTCTTTAAGGCAAAATTAAAAGTATCTGAATTCCTAAACAAAACGCCTTGCGGATCACTATCCATTTCACTAGCTGATATGTTTTCAGTATCAATTTTATTTCCAAAGATTGTTAAACTTCCTGCGTCTGAATCAAAACCTTTGCGAGCAAAATTAACCATATCACTAAAGTTTACAAACCCGTCTTTCTCACCGATTTCAGCCTTAACAAAGCTATCAATTTCTTTAGCTAATTGATCTCCTCCTGTTTCTTGAGTTAAGATAGCACGAGGAGTAGCCGCTTCTTGCGTTAATGTTGCTTCAGCTGCTGCTTGAATTTCTGGTCTATTTAATTGACTAATTCTATCTGTTTGAGGATCTGGAAACAAACCTGCTTGCTCATACTGACGCATACCTGCTGCTTCTAATTCATCTACCATTGCTTCTGGTACTTGTATATCAGGAAAAGGCTGTATGCTTTCTTGTGGTCCAAGGTCTGCACGCTGAGTTCCTACAAACGTTTCTGCGCCTGTAGGATCCCCTGTTATCATTGTGTCTTGTAATTCTTCAACTGGTGTTTGAACAATAGTTTCAGTTGGCGTGTCTAATCTTTCTTTTAAAGCTTGCTGGTCTGCCATTTCAGCAGCCATTGCTCTTGTTTGCTCTAACTCAGATTGCATAGACTCTTGATCACGAAGTCGTTGATCGGCTTGCCTTCTTTGACTATAGAAGTCTGTACCAGCATTTCTTGATGTTACTATTTTCTGGGCCATAATTATTCTCCGTCTCTAAAGGCTCTCGGTACTTTTAATTGTGCAGCATCAGTTAATATCCCTCTTAAAACTGGGCTTGCAGAAACTACAGGTGTTATCTTAGTGACATCTTTAAGGAAGCCTTCGTAATCACCTTCTGCTACCTCTGCAACTGCATCTTTAGCTGTATTTAATATTCTTAATGCTGGCGCACCGCCTACAGTTTCACCAAACAATCTTTCTACTAAGTTTTCTCCACGATCTTGATACATAGGTGCTGCAACTTGAAGTATACGTTCACCTGTACCTAGAATACCTGATGACATTAATGCACGTTGAACTAGCTGTGCATCATTAAGGTATGGCGTACTGCCTCCAAACTTAATATAATCTTTAAGCCATTGTGAAGCACCTGCAACCCCCATCATAGTAACCATAAGTGCAAATGTGTTATATTTCATTTTAGGACTACCATTTTTTAAATAGTCATTCCAAAGTCGAGGAACAATATTAGCAGTAAAAGTAGAAATAAAACCATTAAACTGTACAAATAATTGAAAATGCGGATCTTGATAAAACAAAGGTCTATTGTAGGCTTGTGGATTCTGAATACGATCATTAACAAAATACCATGTAACAGTATCTAATTGATCATTTACTTCACTTCTTAATTCTACAATATCAGGATCTTGATTTCCATCATCCATATATTTATCAAATATTGTTTGACCATTAGCATCAACATCAGGAAACATTATTGCTCTTTGAAGTTCAATAAACCTTTCTACATCCATACCTAAGTCAACTAATTGACGATAAACATCTAATTGATCTTGATTATATGGTTCATCTTCTTTTTTAGCCATGAGTATGCGAATACGGTCACTGACAAAACCTGAAACCGAAGCAGCTGCCATTGATCTTTGCAACTGCGTAATCCCTGCAATACCTGTCCATTTAAAGAAAGCTTTTTGAAACCATGCTTTACTAACATCAACTTCTCCTAATCCATATCGTGTTGCTACTGTAGCGTCATCAGGAAATAAACCTGCTGCAATAAGATTTTGAACAGATTGGCGATATATAGGCGCTTTAGGTGCGTTTGCTAATGTCGGATGTACTTTCATCTTAGCAATATCTTTTAATCCACCTACCATTTCACCTACAAAAGTATGTATTGCATCATTAATAGCTTTCATTCCTGTTCCTTGGTATATTAACATAATAAACTCAGGAAAAGAACTAATTGCTGCAAAAGGCAAACCAATAATTGTAGTAAAGAAAGCACCTGTTCTTTGGAATGCTGCTAGCTTTCTATTTTTAATTGATTTAAAATTACCTGTTGCTGCATCAATTATGCTTTTAGTATGATAAGCCATTTCAGCTATTTCTTCTTTAGTTAAACCGTCTGCTTCCATTTCAGCAAACAATTGATCTAAGTGTTTGCCTCCTGCCCCAAAGTATTCTGTATAAGCTGCATACTTTGCTGTTTGATTAACTGTATTCATTGCATTTTGTAATATATTAGTATTAGCAAATTGTTCATAGCCAGGTTTTTTAGATAACGACTTAAGACCGCCCTTACCTGCTCCAGGAATATATTCAATTCCTTCAACAACAGAAAAATCAGTAGCATCTTCATTATTAGAAATTTTATTATATAGCATTTCTAATTCTGCTTCAGTATACAATTGATTTCCTTTATCATCAGTTGCATTTTTACGCATCCATTTAAACCATGCATCACGATTATTTCTTACTTTAGACCAATCCCAGCTTTGTTCATTTAACCATGAATCAGGATCATACTCTAAGTTTTCTCTATTTAAACCTTGATTTACATAAATACTATTCTTTAAATTATATTCATCAAATGCAAACTCTCTTAATTCAGCTATCGTTGCTTCAATTTGATCTGCATATTTTAAAGTCTCAGGACTTAATTGATTGCGATCACCATTAACCGCTGAATATTCGCGTATCATATCTGAAATTTTTTGTGAGTTTTTAACTCTATCAGACATTCCAAATCTTTTAAATACTCTTTGAGGATTTATTTTAGTTAAAAATTCAGCCCTGTATTTACTTGTTTGCGACTCAACATCTCTTCCTGAATATAATCTACCTAAAGGTTGACCAATTAAAGCATAGAGCTTTCTAGCTGCTGCAGAGCGCCTTAATAATTCAGGTCTAAACGCTGTTGTTGCTGCAGCTCGATATAACTCAGGTACATATTTACTAGGATCTTTTAACTTAGTCCAAAAATTACCTCTTAATTTTTCACCAGCTGCTGCACGATTGCTTGCATCTGCACCGCCTTCTTTCTTTTTTGTTTTAGTGTTAAGATCTTTTGTAATATCATATATATTACCTTGCGGCCCTATCTCCATTCCTAGTTTACCAAACTCATTAAGCCGATCTACACGACCTAACATTAAGCCTTTTTGCATTGCAGCACGATCACCTGCTTCAATGATTTGTCCTGCTGTACCAAAAGTAGCACCTAATGTTCCACCTGCAACTGCAGCTTGAGCAAGTATATTTGAAAATTCATTTGGATTAAAGTTTTCTTTTAATCCACCTTCTGATAATATATTAGAAGCAAGATAGCCTGTACCCTCTTGTCCGACTTCAGTAGCTAATTCACCAATGCCACCACGAGCAGAGCCTCTAAATATGTTTTTAATAATTGCACTATTATTAACGTGGTCTGAAGAAAAATTACCTATGCCTTCAATAGCGCCTTTGATTACTGATTTAGTTTCTTTTTTAACTAGCTCTTTAGCTTGTGCAGTAGATAATCCTCGTTCTTGTCTTAAATATTTATATACTGCTTGACGACCATTTGCAGTTAACAAAGCTGACGGAGGCATAATTGCAGCCATACCAAGACGATCTAATACTGCCATTGCAGTACCTGCCATCATAGCTCCTGCCGCTTCTGGTCTACCTTTTGGGCCTTTAATATCATTCCATACATTACCTGAATGTACACCAAACATTGAGCCATAAGCAATAGGCACACTTGCACCTAATGTTACTGGAGACAATACATGCCCTGCTGTAAGTGTAATTAAATAAGGCGCTGACATTGCCATATTATTAGTCATAAATTGCCATGCATCAAATAAACCATCAACATCACGGTAATCAATATTACGAAGTATTGGCGATCTAGATAAATCTTCTTTAGCTATTTCAACATTTTCTGCACCCCAATTTTCAAGCGTTTCACTTCCTAGTGTTACCCCTGCTAACTCTGCAAAGCCTGCTAATGCAGTTGTCATTCCTTTCCATCCAGTGTTCCATGACTCAGTCATTTGATTATAGGCAACACCTTCTCTTGTTCTATCGCCATATCTAAAATCAATAGCGCTAAAAGGAACACTACGGCTATCATACTGTCCGTCTAATGCAACATTATAAGCTTTACGATAGCCTTCCTCTGTTGCTAAGTTATACCCCTTTTGATCTGCAACTGTTTCAACTACTGCTTGTAAATATTCTTTCTCATTTAATGCAGCTTCTTTAAATAAAACAGGTGTTTCTTTTACTTCTTGCAGTTCTTCATTTACTATATTAGCATAATCTCGTTTGCCACGTAGCTGTTCTTTTAACCTACCAGATTCAGCTGCTCGTTGTCCTTCTTCATCTGTAAATATATTTGTATCAACAGCGCCTGAGCGATATAAGGTATTAGTTAAATCTTCACCAACTGCATTTTGAATTCTAACAAGACGACGACCAAAACTATCTACCTCACCTGTATCTATAATTTTATTAAAGCCACCTGTGCTTGCAATTTTAGATACTGCTGATGTTGTTTCTCTGCCTCCAAGTTGACCTCTTATAAAACGAGGTACTCCATCTTCAACAATTATTTTATTTGTTTCAGGTGCGTTATAACCTACAATACGGAGGTCTTGACCGCTTCCATCAGATATTGTATCTGCATCTACCCATTTGTAAGTCTTATTATCTGCACCTTGAAACTCTGCAAACTCAACATCTACAAATGCATCATTTTTTTCAGCCATTAAAACCTCCTGTAAATAAAAAATCCCTAAGGGATCCTCCCTATAAGGGTGTATTATGGATCTCTTAGGGATTAAATTATCTTATTAGATTATTTTTCTTACCTATTCCAATAAGCCTTTCTATCTCATCAGGCTCAGTTTTACTTGCCCATAGAGTAAATGCGCTCCATTGTTTTTCAGGTTCTTTTTCATCAAATCGATTTGCTGCATCAGAATTAAATTTAGCAGCTTGTTCTGGATCTCCAAACTTAGAATTTAAAATTGCCCAAGCTTGATAAGTACCCTGCCATTGATTATAATAATCTTGAGCATAAGTTAAATAAGTACCATCTGGTTGTTTAATTCTTTGCTTTGGACTCTTAATTGTCATACTACGTTTAATTGCGTTATCTAATTTACGCATATTAACTGGTGAAGTTTTACCTACAATTTCCATAGGTATACCTGTTAATACTTCACGAGTTTGCATATCAATATAGTCACGAACATTACGTGGCTCAATAGAAGACTTCTTTTGACTAAATGCAATTTTAGCTTTAATAAAGTCATCAATTCCCGCTTGAACTTTTGTTGCTAATGCATCTGCATCATTAATTGAAACTCCATTTTGCCTAAGTATTTCTCTATAACGAGTTTCTGCTCTGTCTCCAATATCTTTTTCATTAAAGTAAACACGATCATCAAATGATTTTTTATCTTTAGTTCCTTGAAAAAGACCTGCCTCGCTATTTCTTTGTTGAGAAGCTTCTTTAGCAAAATCAGAGAAATTCTTTTGCATAGCACCACGCCCTTGAACGGACTCATCCCATGGTTCTATAAATCCTGCAAGGCTTGCTACCGATCTTAATTTACCTTCATATTCGACATAATCTAGTTTATCATCGCCTTCAAACACTTGCACTTTACCTATTCCAGGAAGATAAGCGTTGCCTGCAAGTCCTTTTATTTTAACTCCTGCAGGTGCTTTCTTTTGAAGAACAGTATAATCTCTTCCCCTGCCTGCTTCAAACTCTTTGCGAGACTCTTCTGTAAAGTCTAAGTAATCATCATCACGAATATCTTTTTGATATTGTGCTTCAGCTGCTTCTATCCGTCCCATATATGTTTTAGCACTATAAGCAAATGAAGCGTTATGATCATACCCCATAAGACGACTACCTGTATAAACTAATGCCATACGAGCAAGTTCTTTTGGACTAAACAAATCACCAAATGCATCTTTAAAAGCATTTATCGCAACTTTTTTCATGTCTGGAGGAGCGTTATCACCTTTATCTTTGAGGTCATCCTCATTTCCTGGAGGTGGTTGATCTTTTGAATCAACTGAATCTGCTACAGTTTTAAGTGTACTATATTGAGTTGAATTAGTTACACCTGAATCCTCAAGTTGTTCATCTTTTGGTTCTTTAAATTCACCTGAGTCAACATCATAAGTTTGATTTTTTGCAGCTTCTTTAATTACATCTTCATTTTCATTTGCAATTTTTTCAGCATGATCATCTCTTATTTTAGTAACTTCTTCTACTTTTGCCAAAGCAGCTTTATGAGCATTTATTAACTCACTAGAAACAGGTAATCCTTTTGCCTGATTATCTTTAATTTTATTACCAATTTTGTCAGCTTCTGCTTGTCTAGCTTTTACTTGACCACTATTAAAATTACCTACTAATCTATCTTTATCAGGCAGCATATCTAATAATGTTGCGTTTGGAACTCCAGGCGCATCTAATGGGACAGGTACACCAAGAAATTCTGCAGGATACATAAAGGCTCTTTTAATTTGAGTTTTTGTTTGATCCGATGGAGTTAAATAAGATAAAAAACTTTCATCTTCTTCAGGCTTTGGTGGCATCTGATTTACAGGAGGCACACCACGAGTACCATCATCAACACGAGGTCTTGCTTGTTCTAACATTTGAGCATCTGATACATCATCACTAGCTTGTGCTTTACTAATTAAAGAAAAACCTGATCCTTGATCAGCGTCTGCAGTTGCATAAGGCGTTTTAAATAATTCCATTTCTCTAGCTCTACGTGCTTCAAGTCCTGGAAGAACTTCACCACCTGCCATACGAAATTCTGAAGCTTCTTTTTGAAAAGTGTCAAAGTCACCTGCATTAAGTGCAGCACGAGCTTTACTTACTTCAAATTGAGGACCACCAATATTAAACAACAATGATTTAACTGCTGTTTGTTGATTAGGATTTAATTCAACATCAACTAAATTATTATAATCATTTTCTACAACTGCAATATCTTTTATTAATTGTTGATTTGCCTCTGCATCAGATAATTTGTCACCCATTTTAACACCGTAAGTGCTACCATATCCTATGGTTGGAACACCTGCTGGGTCTCGATAAGCTTCATTTCGAAGGCCTTCTTCTTCTTTTAAAAATTCAGCAAGCATACCTGTATTAGCATACCTAGGTATTTTACCGCCATCTGAGTTATACAAAGAACTAAAGTCCCAAGTATTCTTACGACTACTACGGTTAGGCTTGCTTTCTTCTAGCTTACCAAGATACTTTTGACCACCGCCTGATCCTTTACGTTCAGTAAATTGACCAATAGAACCATCTTGCAATCTTCTATAAACAATTCCTGGAGGAGCAGGCGGAAGCGTTACTGCATCAACTGCACTTTGGTACAGCCCTGAAAGACCTGAAATAAATCCACCATCGGATTCATAAGTAGGAATAGGTCCACCTTGTGCCTTTTGTATCATGCGACCTTCTTCGTTCATTTGGTCAATCATTTCTTGATTGCCTGGAATACGAGAAGCCTCCGCATTAACTACATTTTCTCCAGGAGTTAGCCATGCAGGTACTGTATCAGTTCCTTTAGGATCTCCAGGATGATTACTAGTGTCTGCACCATTATATCCATCAGGCATATCAGGTATCATCATCATCATTGGTACAGTAACTTCTGGCTCAAAGAACTCTATGGAGAACATGTTACCATATCGGTCTTTATTAGTAAGACTTTTTAGTTTCATTTACTATCTCCTATAACCAAGTTTCTTTAAGTTTTAATACCATAGTTTTATAAATATTATAAGCATCATGCGGTTGATTGTTATCTATTTTTGCAATTGATAAATCAATTTGTTTTTCAATCCAATCCCAATCTGAATGATCTTTAGGAATAGCTTTAATAATAGCAGGTGCAATATCGTAATATTCTTTAAGGTCGTCTGACTCTTTTCCACCCATAAATGTATCTCTAAAAGATCTAAGCTTAGTTAAAGTTTCACCATCATCAGCTTCTCCTCGCCGATTAACAATAGCAGTTGTAATAAAACAAATACTATCGCTACCACCACCACCTCCACTATCAGAGCTAGTATCAGGAGTATCCCAATTTTGCCAATCAGAATTATACGCATCATCATCATCGTCTGAAGTGCCAATGTCTATATTAGTAAAGTCAGTTCCTACACCTGAATAATCATCATCACCACCATCGTCATATTGATAATCATTATTGCTAGTAGCATTACCTGAGTCATCATCATACACAGTCATATCATCAGTATAACCAGTTCCTGAAAAATCATCTACTCCTGTGCTAGGGTCTTCCCAATCCATCCAACTGCCGCCTTCAAGATCATCAATATCATCATCTGGTGTTGAAGGGCTAGTAGTTATTTCAAATCCACCGCCAGAGTATTCATCATCAATAGGCTCATTATTACTGTACCAAGTATTTCCACCGTCATAACTAGTAGCTCCAGGCCCAGTATTATCATCACTATCATCAGAAACAAAGTAAGAACCGCCGCCAGTACTACCTCCTCCTGTATCAGGATCAGTAGGCGTAAAAGGAGGTATGTTGTTATCCGCTCCAGGATCATAGTTTATGTTTTGTCTAAACCCTATCATAGGTTGTACACCAAAACTAGGGGTATCTGTTCTATCCATTATAGATTGAAACTGTGGATTATTAGCAAAAGGATCTGCCATAGTAACTGTACCAGCATTAGTAGCAGGAGGCGCTCCTGTATAAGGAACAGTACCGCCTTGTCCTGGAACTAGTTGTGCAGTTGTTGTTACTGCACCTGCTTTTGCTGAAGATGGGCTACCCTGCGCTGGAGCAAAATCATTTGTATTCATATACCTATCACCGTATTTGGGAAGGTAACTTATTCCAGGTTGATACGGGGTTTGTGTCATCCCACTCTCCTTTTATTTGCCGCCCATACGAGGCATATCATTTTTTCGCCGCATTGGATCTGGGCTAGGGTCTACTTGAGGTCTTGGCATATTTCTCATTGGCATATCTGAATCTACTGATGGTCTTCTTGGAAATGTATTTGTAGGTCTATTAAACGGCCTTCTTGAAAACGGGCCTCTTTGTACTTGATTCATTTTTGTAGTATTCATAGGTGGTGTACCACGATCTCTCATCATACGATTATCACGGTTATACATATCGTCCATCATAGGGCCGCCCATGTGTTTATACATTGGGGGTACTATTCCACCTTTATTAAACAAACCAAATGCTTTACCTGCAAGAAGACCCATGCCGACATAAGGCATTGCTGTACCTAATGCTGCCATAGCTCCACCTGTGCCTGCTCCTGCTACTGCTTTGCCAGCGGCTGCATTTGCAAGAGAAGCATCGACTCCTGATTTCATTAAGGGAGTAGCAATAGAAGAGGTTGTTGGTGCAGACCCTGTAAGCGCACCTGTAAGTGCAGTTTCACCAGCATTAAGTGTACCTTCCATAGCTCTATTCATAGCTAACTGACCAAATTGTTCACCTACACTTGGCTTTTGTTGAAGTGGCGCACCTTGAGGGGTCTGCATAGTTTGATTAACACCCGTCTTCATTTTCTTTTCATCATCATCACCAGCAATTTCAATCATTTGCCACCTCCACTAGATGTAGTCGTAGTTTGCCGAGGAGCAACTCCTGTAAGACGATTAAAGAAACGATCAAGTGCTTCATCTCTAGCTTGTAACTCACGTTGACTTTGTTTTTGTCGAGTTGTTCCAGCTTGCCCTAGTTGTTTAATACCCTCTAATGCTGCTTGCTGTCTAGCTTGTTGGTATTCACCAGCACGACCTGCTAAAGCGCTTTGTAATGCGGCTTGTGATCTTGCAGAACCAAGTGAACCACTTGCACTAGCGCCTGCAAGTCCTTGTCCTGCAATATTTTTAAGTGCCATTTCTTCTGCTGCACGAGTATTAAATATACCACGCCCTGACATCATATCTTCTGCAGCGCCTTCTTGTGCAGCTAAAGCCTTTTGTTGTTGTGTAGTTAAACCTGCAATAATAGTATTAGGATCTGCAATTTGACCTTCTAAAAGACCTGTACTTATTCCTAATCCTTTTTCAATGTAAGGCTTAAATTCAGGATCAATTCCTGAAGTTTGTGTTTGTGAACCACCGCCACCACCTCGACTCATATTTACCTCCTGTCAATTCTTCCATGCACACCATGAAACGGAATTGCATTATATTTCTTAGCTAAGAACTCTGTATATTCAATTGCTTTGTCTCCAGCACGAATACTATCTGCTCTCCAATAAGAGCCACCATGCTTTTCAACGTGATCGATCATATAATTGAATAATCGAGTTACGGTAAATGCGTTATTATAATCGTGATTTACAATACAATCTACAACATCCATAACCCATTCTTGTGTATAAAAATTATTATATGCATTAGCAAGCATGAATCCCCGAAGAGATCCACAACTTGCATAATCGCCAATTGCTAGATACTTTGGATTGCCTAAACCTTGTTCTTGAATATGAGTAGCAAGGTGTTGCATCCAACATCTTTCATTTCTATCATAAGGCTGGTAATTATTATCTTGCATAGATTTGTGCATGAGTTGTACACACTCATACATATTGTTGTCCTCAATAAGTTTTATCATCGTGCATTCACCTTTGCTTGTAAGTCTGCAAAATTAGTAGCTGCTTTAATATCTTTAATTAAAGCAGTATTTTCACTTTGTAATTGATTAATTAAACTAATTAACTCAAATAGTGTAAAATTTAAAGCAGAATCTTCAGTAATTGGCGGATTTTGAATTGCCATTACTTAGTACCTCCTTTCTTTACTCCTAATTGAAAACCAGAAATATTCCAAGCTTTATCATTAGCTCCTGTATAACCTGAGCTTGTACTTGAATTAGCATCATCAATTCTATAATTTAAAAATCTACCTGTAATTCTTAAATCTGTTTTGTATGAGTCAGCAACCGTAAAAGCATTTACAGTAAGTTTATTTGCTTTTGCATTTGACTGTGTATTATCTTCTTCTGCAGTTAAATAAGCGAGTTCACCTGAATTATTAGTTGCCCTTGCTCTAATTTGCAAAGTTGCTCTTTGTGGTTCGCCACCTACTGTAGTAATAGTTCCACCATCAGCCCATACTGCCATGCTATTCAATGTTTCAGTATCAAAATTAGGTGTAATACTTAGCTGTTGACGTTCTACATAAGATACATACGGTGTTCCTGCAAAATCATATCCAAGATCTGCTGCTCTAATACGATTAAATAACACTCCATTTGTAAACCCACTTTGTGCAAAAATAGGAAATAATTTATTAGGGTTAGTTTGATTACTAGCCCAAGATCTTACGATATCAAATGTAGTACTAATTGTAGTTCCTGTTGTGCTTTGAGTAGGGCTACTAGCTGCTACTGTAACGCCTTCGGCAGAAGCAGTTAAAGTTGCTGTATCAGGTGCAACACTTGCTGGTATTACTTCTGTAGCAGGACTAAATGCAGTTACATAATTAGCACTAGAACTAAATTGACTAGGACTAATTGTAATTGTTGTAGGCGCAGAAGCACTATCTGGTGTTACAAGCAATGCATTATTTGTACTAATTTCAGCTAGTGCTGCTAATAAAGCACTCTGCATTGTAGATTCAGTGCCATTAGGCTTTGCTAATTCTGTTGCATCTTGTGTTTTACTAGGATCATAATACGCATTAAGATAATCTGCTGCAGTTGTATGGCTAGTATCACCATACGTACTATCATTAGCTGCAGGAGTAAAGTTAGGATCTAATAATCGTCCTGGACCTTCTCCATAATGTCTATCAAACAAAACACTAGTTCCTGTTCCTGTATTTACAGTAATTGTAACTCGTGTTAATTTAGCAAAAATAGCATCAACACCATCAGTTACTGAAATGTCACTACCAGTAGAATCTGTTATTAATGGCGTAACTGTTGTTCCTGTTCTAGAATCGCCTTGCGCTACTGTATAAGCAAATGCACCAGTTATTGCTTCTCGATTTACTGAAGTAAAAGTTAATACTTCATTTGTACGAGATACAGTAAAATAAGTTGTATCTGTCCAAGCAGTTTCTAACGCTGTTGCTATTTCAGTAGCAGTTATTTCTTCTACATTAGTAGGCGAAGAACCAGAGTCAGGATCAAATGCTGCAGTGCTATTAAAGTTAACAGATATTGCATTACCTACAGGAGGCGTTAATGTAATAGTATCAGTTGTATTATGTGCTGCTCTACCTGCTCTTGTTTGAGTAGAAGTAAATGTACTTGTGTTAAATCCAGTTGGTAACGTACCAGAACTACTTATTGCAATTGCAAAATTATTATTATTTATTCCAACTGCAGCAGCAGTAAAAGTTGTAATTCCTGTACTTGTATCTGCTACTCCTACAAAATCACTTGTATTTGCATTAATGTGATCTTTAATACTAGTTTGAATACTTGCTCTAGTTAACGGTGTTGATGCATCTGGACTTACTAACTCTAAAGTTGTAGTTGAAGTATCAGGATAAGTTATTGTAACTAAAGGAAAAGGAATAGAATTATCTATTCCTGCTTGAATTACAGATTGCCCACTAGCAAGATTTCCACCAAATTGAGTTTCAGAATAATTTGTACCTTGATATGTTGTTGAAAACGTAACAGTTATAGGGCTATGGTTGCCACCTTTTACTGAAGTAAGTTGTGTTCTATATGCAAAAGGAGAAGGATCTTCTATTCTTACTTGATAGATTTGATCAGCATGTCCATCTTTAAAAACATTAAGTTGTTGTAATTTAGAAACAACATCTGTTTGAATTTGATTAGTGTTTGTAAGATTTTTTGCAACAGTAATTGTTTCACTAAATGCTGGATGAATTCCGCTTGCTGCTGGTGCTGACAATGTAATTGAAATTGCTGGGCTAAGCGCTGCTGTAATTCCAAATACACCTATTCCTGTAACTGTAGATGCAATAGTAATATTACTTGTTGAACCACTTCCTGATACTGCAAAAGTAGAAGCACTAAATGCACGAGGCCCAGGAACATCTGATGTTAATGTAAGTACATTAGATGACGCTGTTGCTGTAAAATCAGCTAATGCATTATTTGCATTAATGTAATCACGAACTGCAGCTACAAATTGTGTCATTGTAATTGTAGCACCATCTGCATAACTTGTTCCAAGTATAGCACTAGCAGGAAAACTAACACTACCAATACTGCTATCACCGTTAATAATTGCACTAGCACCACCATCAAGGTGTGTAGTTTTATTACGATCATAAGTAAATGTAGTAGAAGATGGAAAAGTTAACGTACTTGCTGCATTAACAGTATTAGGCCCACTATCTCCAACAAATTGAAAATTAACAATTTCTTTAATATCAGTTGTAAAATTACTAAAAGTTGACATTGATATTGTTTTAATAGCTTTAGTGCCTATTGTTTTCTTTGGTGTTTTACCATTAATAGTTACTGCTTGTATTTCATGTTTACCACGATTAGTATAACCTGCATTTCCACTATTACCTGTTGCTGCAATAGTTGCTGTAGGAATACCGCCACCTTTAATTGGCCCAACATCTCCTGCTGCAACTGCATCAAGGTCTCTTATTGTCCAAGTGTTATCTCTATAATTCCAAATAAGTGCTTCATCACATTCACCTCCAGTAGAAGCTAGTGTTGGATAACAAATCCATATTTCTTCTTCTTGGTGGTTTTGGAGCGTAAACAATTGTCTTTCATGGATAGGATTTAAGTTATTATAAAAATAACGATTAATTCTTTTATGAGATAAAGATTTAATATTACTTGCACTTCCTGCAAAGCTATAAATATCATCAGAGCCTACTACAAAATGTTTGCCATCATACTCTACTACTGCACCCGTTGTAAGACAACCATATTCGTCTGTATTAGGAGAAAATGAAACAGGCGCTGCAAGATTACCTGTAAGACGCATAACGTGTATACTATCTGTACTGTAAATATACATGTTACCTTGTAATGATTTCATTTCTTGAATAACATTTGTTTCTGACAAGGTAAATTCATCAGCTGTACTTACTCCTGCTGCAAATGGATTCCAATTATTTGGTACAGAGCCTGGAACTGCAACATCTGAAGTACGAACTACACCTGAAAGTCTACGAATAATTTTATTTGCGTTAGTTGAATCAATTTCTGTTAAATCACCTGCAATAAGCAAATCACCAAATGATTCAAGAATTCCACAACGAACATTAACAGGGTTTCTTGATTCAATTGTTACAGTAACTTCATCACCAATAGATAAACCACCAATTGCAATAACTGTTGTATTAGTTGCTGTATCTGTATAAATTTGAAAACTATTTCCTGTAACTGATGGTAATGTAGAAGGATAATCCCCAGGCACAAAATCTGTATCATTAGGTGTACCTGTTCCTGCAGGGTTTCCTGCTTGTACTGATTTATTATTTGTACCTGTAACAACAATTTGATTAACAGAAAAATCTACTTTTTGTCCAAGATCAAAAATAGAATCATCTCCTGCTGCAAAAGTATCATTGTGAACTAATTGTTCAACTAAATAACTATCCCATCCAGGAAGTTCTGCAAGAACAAGATCATTAATATTATTATTACCTGCAGTATCTAATATATAATGCGGTTTATTAATCCCGTTATTAATAATAAAAGTAAAACCACCACTAAATAAAGTATGTTGCCAACCATTTGTTGTAAAACCAAAACCATCAGTTAATGTAGAAGGTGTTATGTCTCGTTTATTTCCTTCATGATCTTGAATATAAATTTTTTGACCTACAATAATATCATTTCGTACATAATCAACAACCCAAATATAATAACAACCAGTTGGTGCAAGATTAGGATTCTCCCATACTGCAAAATATCTTACTTTACCAAATGTTTCTCCTGATGCAGTAAGATCACTTGTAATATTATTTAATAATAGCTCGCCTTGTATTTTTCTAACTGCACCATCTTGAAATCTTACATTTTTAACATCTGTAAAAACATTAGATGATAGCGCAATAGGAGGGGTGTCAATAACAACCCCTGCTGCTGCAATGTCGGTAACAGAAATAATATCTTCTGCCATATTACCCCTCCATTAAATTATTATTAAGCGCACTCTTTTTGGCCAGTTGTCGGGTCGAAAAAGCAAGCCTCTGCCGTTCCTTCTTCTTTAACCAACGGCGTAACCGTGCTAGATACCGTCTCTTTTTCTTCCACGGTTTCGTTAAGGATACCGTATCTTTTACCACTAAGTCTAAACGTTGTACATCCCTTCGCCCTGCCTTTCCAGGCATCAACATAAACCTGTTTGAACTCATCATAAGTAACATCATCTCCTACATTGCAAGTTTTAGAACACGCTGAATCAATGTATTCTTGTGCAAGTAATAGTACTTTAAGATGTTCTTGTACGTTTGTTTCGTTAGCTGTTTTACCTTTAACTCCCATTGAGTAAGCATAATCTTCAACTCGTTCAACTTTTGGTCCTTCAAAAGTCTGGATAGTTCTATCGTAGTAATGACTAAAGACAGGTTCAATTCCTCCTGATACGTTATCTGCGCATAGGCTAATCGTGCCTGTAGGCGCAATTGAAGTTAAGTGGCTGTTTCTAATTCCGTTTGTTTTAATAGACGCATACACATCATGACTAAGTGATTTAATAAATTCGCCTTCTAAATATTGTTCATTATAGAGTGGAAAAGCTCCTTTTTCTGCTGCAAGTTCAGATGAGGTTCTATATGTTTCGTCTCTGAGAGTTTTGAAGACGGTAGCCATCCAAGCAAGGAAGTCATCTGAAGCATACGGGTATCCCAATAATTCGCCAGCATTGGCAAGTCCTGTGACTCCAAGCCCCATTCTTCGTTTATTTTTTGCTTCATCCTCTTGCTCCTTTAATGGATAAATAGTTCTATCAATAACATTATCCATAGCTCTTACTACGTGTTTAATATCTTGTTTAAAGTGTTCATAATCAAACTCATCTGATTCTACATATTGAGTTAAATTAAATGAACCAAGAAGACAAGCACCAAAAGCAGGGAGTGGTTGTTCACCACAAGGATTAGTAGCTTCTATTGTTTCACAATACCATAAATTATTATTGTCGTTTATTCTATCAATAAACAATACCCCAGGCTCTGCCCAGTCCCATGTTGATTCCATAATTTCAGACCACAGTTCCCTCGCAGATATTCGTGAGTAAGTAGTACCGTCAAAAGTAAGATCAAAGCCATCATCATCTTCATTTAATATGGCCTCCATAAACTTATCAGTAATTCCCACTGAGATGTTAAAGCCAGTAAGCTTATCACTATTACGCTTAGCTCGAATAAAATCAAAAATATCAGGGTGATCGACACGCAATACGCCCATTTGCGCTCCACGGCGATGGCCACTTGACGCGATAGTTTGACAGATAGAATCAAAAATGCCCATAAAACTGACAGGGCCGCTAGATTTAGAATCAAGAGATTTAATAAGATCGCCCCTAGGACGAATACGAGAAAAATCGTACCCAATGCCGCCTCCTCGTCTCATTGTTTCTGCAGCATTACAAGCTCTTTCCATAATACTATTCATAGAGTCTTCAATAACTCCTGATACAAAACAATTGTAAGCAGTAGTAATTCGAGGACTACCCATAGCGTTTTGAACACGACCAGCAGGAAGAAAACGCATATTGCCTAAGATATCTTCCAAATGATATTGATGTTCTATTCCGTCTGATAATGCCCTTGCTATGCGTTTAATTTTACCGTCAAAATCCTCATCTTGTAATCGGTATTTCATCTGATCGATTTCTTCTGAAATAGGCATCGATGGACCTACATATGCTGTGTTTCTCATTTGGTTAACCTCTTAATATATAAATACGTTTCTCCCCGTATAAGGGCGTTTTATATATTACGCATACGCTTAACCAAACGCTCTGCTCTATTAGTAACTTGATTATACCACCGACTATCAACCATCTCATCTGCAGCACGATTCCAATCACGAGAATCTACACCTGCTTTCATACCTTTAAATTTACTGAGTCGCGGATAACCCATATTAAACATCATATTAGCAATTATATGTTGTACTTCTTCGGGTAATTCGTAGAAGTCATCATAAAGTTTATTACATTCATCCAACACTGTTTGTATGTCTGTTTCAAAGCAGCTATTTACCCTCTCTGTTGATACTGATGTTCCAACTGGTTGACCGTATTCAGGATCACTTTCTTTAATTAAATGTCCAATCCCAAAAGTAGGTAGACCAAGATGATCAAGATAAATACAATATTCTACACCTTCATCATCTGTTATTTCTTTTCTAAGTGTATCTATATTCATTTTGTTTTACCTTTTACTTTTTCAAATGTTCTAAGACCACCAAGACCAAGCATACCCATAAGTACAGTCATAAGTGTTTCCATCTCAAAAGCAGGTAACGTAGGAATTTCTACAGCAAACCAACTTACAAAGAAAAGAGTAATAGGTAAACCTACAAAATGCCAAAACAAAGCAATACCACATGTCCACCCAATAAAAGGTCTCCAACCAGCTATGAATATATTACGGCTTTGTGCTTCTGCTTTATTAACTTCTAGTTGTCCTTTAGCAAGTTCATGCGCATGACGTTCTGACATTGTAGCTAATTCATGTGCAATTCTAGCTTTTTCATCTGCATCAGGAATAAATTTATCTAATAGACCTGTTACAGGCCCAATTAATGCTTGTATCATGTTCTTAAATACTCCTTTTCTTTTATTTCTGTGCAACGAAAAGCAGCTGGTTGATAAGGCAATTGAGTTTTTATAAAACCATCTATCATCTCATTTACTCTTTTAAAACACTCTTCTTGCGTTTTATATGGCCCTTCTGTGTCTACTGCTTCTAAACATTTTTTTGTTTCAATATCTCCCATTAGGCAAACTAATACAAATGCTTCAAACATAATGTCCTCCTATGAAATAGAAAGCGCTCTAGCTACTGAAATTAAAGTAAAAATTACTATACTAATCATACCGCCAATTACTAAAAATGCAATTGCTGCTTGTTTAATTGTATTTTCAAATTCTTTTTGTTGTTTAATTCTAAGCCGTTTTGCTTCTAATTCTTTTTCTTTTTGTTCTCTTAATCGTTTAGCTCTTTCATCTACAATACTTTTCCAAGTTCCAGGCCCAAATCTTAAGTCTACAAGAGTAGCTACCTCACGCATTTTTTCTTGTGCTATTTTTGCATCTATTATTTCAGTTGCAACTCCTGCATACTCACCAAAATTATTATAACCTGCTTGTTTATTTCTTTTTTGTTGTACTTGTTTTTCGCCCTCAAACAATTTATCAATATAACCAGCTATATCGCTAACATCATTAGCGGTGTTAATAGCACTTTTAATGCCATCAACAGCGCCTTTGACTAAAGCTATACCTGCCATTGTTTCTGCGATCATTTTACTTCCACCACAAGGTATAAATTTTTATTCCTAAATAAATTATAGAAAGTACTCCTACTGTTAATGCTACCCATTCATTTAGTGCAGGTAGCCACAGGGGTGCTGATATGCCACCAGCTGCTATTGCTATATCATTTTGATTCATCCTGCAATCTCCATAACAATTATTTCGCCTGAAGAAATATAATATTCAGAACTGCTATGGCTTGTAGATGCTCGTATTTTATAAGTTACAGCACTTGTTGTTCCTGGAGTATCTAATTCAACAAAAGCTATACTATCTCTTATTCGCAATCCACCAGAACTAGTGTGACAGCCACAAACCATAGTAGCTAAAACTGTGCTGTCTCGTAAAAGTTGTACATTCATATTTGTATTTGTTGATGTTACTATATCATTAAACCCATACATACTTGCAGATACATAAATTTTACTAGATGTACTCGTAGGAGTTATTGTTACAGTAAAATCTGGAACATCTTCATAGCTTGTATTTGTTTTATTTGAAGCTACGCCAGTAGAAGAATTTGTAATTGTTTGAATTACAGAGCCGCTAGGTAAAGAGGAAGGCTTTATATTTGTTATTCGTGTTAGTGCCATGTCAGTCTCCTAT